ACTTGGAACACAGCATCAAGGCCAAAATGGGCAACCATGATTCAGCCCAGTATGTTATGGCAGCCGATGACTCATTCAGCACGAACCCAGCGTTCACCCCAGTGCAGTATGTAAACAGCGTTATCGATACATCCATCGGATCACGCCCAGCCATCGATGCAATCGGCTCACGCGCCATCACTGCATCAGGCATGGTTATCAGCCATCCAAAAATCACAACCAGTGGCACAGTAGCCGACACCAACGAAGGTGCTGGCCCATCAGAGACCGGCATCGTGTCCTCATACGTCAACCTAGATGTAAACAAGTTTGCTGGAATGCAGCGTTACTCCGTAGAACTATTGGAACGCTCATCCCCAGACTTTTTCCAGGCAATGGTCGATAACATGACACGCGCCTACAACAAGGCAACTGATGCAGCAGTAATTGCAGCATTGACCGCAGGTGGAACACAAGCCACCGCAGTCGCAGCAACATCCGCTGGCATCATTTCCTATGTATCAACCGAAGCACCAGCTGCTTACCTAGCAACAGGTGAACTACCAAGCGCATACATCGCTGGCACATCCCAGTGGTCATTGCTAATGGGTGCAACCGATACAACTGGTCGCCCAATCTACAACGCATACAACCCACAGAACAACGGCGGAGTTGCTGGCCCACAAAGCCTACGCGGCAACGTACTTGGCCTAGATCTGTATGTAGATCCAAACGCAGTTGCAACAACAATCGATGAGTCGGCATTCATTGTGACCCCATCATCGGTTGCAATCTACGAATCACCAATCTTGCGTATGTCCACAAACGTGGTCACATCAGGAGAAATCGAAACAATGCTTTACGGTTACTTAGCCGTTGGCGTTTTGGTTGCCGGTGGAGTTCGTCGCTTTAACCTGACCTAAGTCAGCGTTAGTTAGAAGTGTGGGGGATGCGGCCCTGTGTCCCCCACACACTTACACGATAGGAGATTGAAATGGCACTAATTACACTTAGCGAACTTAAAAGCGTTTTGGGTATTGGCGACATTTACGCTGATCCTATTGTCCAGGCAGTTGCGGACAGTGCCGAAAACATAATCCTGTCGTACTTAATCTTTGATGATGTGTCTATCGTTGGCGCATCGCTCACAAACAATGTGGCTCGCTTTTACTGCCACGACAACACCTTTGTGGTCGGTCAGGCTTTGACCGTCACAGGTTGTGGCTCACCTTTTAACGGCTCACGGACTGTGACAAAGGTTGGCTACGACGAATACAACGTGACCTACTTTGAAGCAGCTGTGACCAACGCAGACATAAGCAAGCGTCAGATCATCCCTAATGGCCGAGCAGTATTGACCAGCCAAGCCGCGCTGTACGACACAACCCCAGAAGTGCGAGAGGCTGCCTTGGCAGTTGCTTGCGACATCTGGATCACTCGTACAGGCACACTAGGCCAGCAAGGTGTGGATTTTCAAAGCCCAGCACCTTACCGCCTAGGCCGTTCCATGCTTACCAGAGTTTCAGGCCTACTTGGCAAGCATTTAGACACCCGAGGCTACCTTGGCTAACTTGGCAACGTACCGGGCAAATCTTGCCAGCACTCTCGCAGCTGCTGGTCGGGTTGTTTACGCATGGCCAAATGAAAACATCACACCGCCAGCCATTGTGCTTGTTCCTGGTTCGCCTTACATGACCGTTGGCGCAATCGGTGGGGCGCGTATTCATGTGCGCTTTGACATCACTTGCATCGTCAACGCAGCCGACAACCAAGCGGCTTTGGCAAACTTGGAAACCTTAATTTTGTCAGTAACCGATCTACTAGCCAATAACATCTCGTTGCTTGGTGGATGGTCGCAACCGACAGTTACGCAAATCGGAAACGCCGATATGCTCATCAGCCAACTCAACATCGAGATGGTCACAACCAACTAGGAAAGGCAAGTCATGCCAGCAACATACATCACTGGTCGGAATCTGACTCTGAGCATCAACTCGGTGTCATACGCAGACCAAGCATCAACCGTCACACTAGAGCGCGAAAACAACCAACAGGTACTTGAAGTCCTATCGGGTCGCGCTTACAAGACCGTTGATAAGACCGCCACACTAAATGTGGAACTATTTTTAGACGATTCGGCATCCGCTGGAATCATCTCTGCACTATGGGATGCAGCGAACAGTGCACCAGATACATCATTGGCATTTTCATTTGATGTAAACGGTGACACATTCACTGGCAACGTATTCCCAGTGTTTCCAACCGTTGGTGGCGCGGCCACTGACGTACTGACCACCTCGCTATCCTTTGTAGTCGAGGATGGAACAGTCGCTCGGGCTTAACGAATAGAACAGGGCAACCATTATGGAATACACAATTACGACAAAACAGGGCAACAACTACATAGTGAGCGATGAATCCGCCTGGTTGTGGATCGAGATCGAACGCGAACTCGGTTACACGGTCAGCCAGGCAGCTGAAAAGATGAGCCAAGGCTCATTGGATGTCATCACTTGTATGCTTTACAAGGCCGCCAAGGCCCAAGGGCATACAAAGATGCCAAGCCAGCAAGCCTGGGTCACCAATGAGTTTGAAACCTTTGAGGTGGTTGAGGATAGCCCAAAAGAGAACTAAGGGACTTGCTGGTACGGATAGCAGTATCGACCGGCATCCCTTTGGCTGATCTAGTGGACTGGTCGCTCGCAGACATCAACACAGCAGTAACGCTGATAACAGAAAGGAATGGACATGGCTGAAACAAGAACCACAATTACAGTCAGGCCAGACCTTGCTGACTATCGTGGCCTCCTAAAAGCACTTAATGTCATGGACAAAGAGGCGCAAGTCGATCTCAAAGATGATGTTTACTCGATCAGTGCCTGGACTGCCCAAGGCATTCAGCGCGCTGGTTTTGCCCATCCTTATTATCCAGCCCAAGCAAGAATTGTTGCTGAAACCGTAAGAGCAGCTAGAGATCGCGTGCCTACTGTCTATGTAGGCGGTGGTAAGGGTCGCGTGTCAGGTGGCGCAAACGCTGGCCAGTTATTATTTGGCAATGAGTTTGGTGGCGATCGCAACGCCTTTGGCAACGCTAACGCATTCCCTAATGGCGGTTTTAGATTCCCACCTCGCACATCCCGAGAAGGTCGAGGCAACAAGGGTTATTGGATTTTCCCAACACTTAAAGTCATGCAGCCAGAAATTAAAAAGAAATGGTTTGCAGCAGTAAACAAGGTAATGGACAACTGGGCTAGGACACCATAATGGCTGACGTTAGAACACTCAAACTCTCATTGCTTGCTGATGTTAACAAGTTTCTCGCTGGCATGGACAAAGCCGATAAAGGCACTAAAACTTTTAGCAGTCAGATTGGCAAATATTCAAAGGCAATGGCCAAATCTTTTGCAGTTGCTGGCGCAGCTGCTGGTGCTTATGCGATCAAGTTGGGCATTGATGGAGTCAAGGCCGCCGTTGAGGATGAGCAATCACAGATCAAACTTGCCCAAGCACTTAAAAACACCACCAATGCAACTGATGGGCAGATCGCATCCATCGAGGATTACATCAAGAAACTACAACTTGCTTTTGGCATAGCCGATACTAAGTTGCGCCCGGCACTGGCCAACCTTGCCCGAGCCACTGGGGACTTGACCCAAGCGCAAAAGTTAAACAATTTAGCCATTGACATAAGCGCGGCCACAGGCAAAGACCTTGAAACTGTTAGCCTTGCCCTATCTAAGGCGTACAACGGCAATCTGGGCGCACTTACCAGGTTAGGTGTCCCATTAGATGCTGGCATCATTAAGACCAAGGATTTTGATGCGGCAACCGATCAGCTGCAAAAGTTATTCGGTGGATCAGCCCAAGCCAATACCAAAAGTTATGCTGGCCAGTTATCAATCTTGACTGAACGATTTAACGAAATCAAAGAAGATTTAGGCGTTAAATTGATTCCAATTTTGAAACGATTTTTGGAACAAGTCAACCTTGTTGCAATGGGCTTTAGTGGCGAGGATCCGCGATCAGGCTTATCAAACAAAGTCAAGATGTTGTCTAATGAACTTGATGGCGAATCTAGTGGAGTAAGTTTAGGTCAGTCATTAAAAGCAGTAGCCGATTCTTTTGGGAAATTATTTGCAGCCCTTAGTGGTGACAAAGCCAACAAATCAAACGACAACTTGCAGAACATGGCAGATGCGCTTAAATCGGTTGCCAATGGCATCAACTCCGTTGCCAATGCTTACAGCAAGGCCAAAAAAATTGGCGGCAATGTCTTAGAGTTTCTTATCATCAACCCAGGTGAGGGTCCAAAGTTCGCTGACTCACGCCTAGGCAAAGCCCTTGGATACAACTCACGCGCAGCAGGTGGCCCAGTGGGTGCTGGTCAGCTGACTCGTGTAGGCGAGTTTGGCCCAGAATTATTTGTCCCAAGTGGCTCGGGATCAATCCGCCCGGACACTGGCGCAGGTCAAGGCGTGACCATAATCATGAACGGCGTAATTGATGGCGAGTCTGCTCGCCGTAGCATTGAACGCCTACTCCAAGACTCCTCACGCCGTACAGGCGCGATCAATCTAGTTGGCGCGACACTGTGACGACTTACGATCCGTATCCGACAGTCACTTTTGGTGGGACTACTACTTATGCTGACCAGACAATCTCATCGATCTCAATCCGCAGTGGTCGCAATGATGTTACCGAGCAACCGCAGCCAGGCTTTGCATCGATCAGCCTTTGGACAGATGCCAGTGAGCCTTTGGATGTGGCATTGAGTCAGTCCGTGTCAATCGCAATCGACAAAGGCACAACAGGCACACAGGAAATCTTTTATGGCACGATCTCTGATATTGGCATCAGGCTTGATGCTTATGGATCAGATGGCTCAATCGCCGTTTATTCGATCACAGCCGTTGGGCCACTGGCGCAGCTAAACCGCCGTCTGGTCGGTGCGGCTAACTTTGCCAAAGAGTTTGACGGCACACGAATCCTAAACATCCTTAGTGAAGCATTTTTGACCGAGTGGGATGATGTAGCACCAACATTGACTTGGGCAGGTTTGCCAGTTGGAACGACTTGGGACTCCTACAATGCAGTAGGTCAAGCCTTGGTTGATAACTTGGTTGCCAATATTGATGTGCCGGGGCAATACGAATTACAGGCATACAATGATGGCGATGCAGATGCTTACACATTGGCAGTAGATGCCGCCAACTCTGGTCGTGGCGTGCTTTGGGAAGGTCAAGATGGTGATCTGCATTATGACGATTATCTAGCCAGATCATTAGCAACGCCGCTTGAACTAACAGCTGATGACATCCTCGCCCAAGGCCTACGCACAGCCGCCCAATGGGGCGAAATTGTAAACGATGCAATCGTCACTTACCGAGCAGGTCAAACAGAGGCCAGAGATGAGCAGTCAATCATTCTCTATGGACAACTAACTGGCACACGCTCAACCCAATTGCACAACCTATCCGATGCCCAAGCACAGGCAGCTGATTTCATCGAAACACGGGCTTACCCGAGAATGTATCCAGAGCAGCTGACGATCCCACTGCACTCACCAACGGTTAGCGATGCGACTCGGGATGCCTTAGCCGCCGTCTATAACGGCCTACGGGTTAGCACCGAGGATTTGCCAGCAGTATTTGGCACAACCTTTGATGGCTTTGTCGAGGGCTATAGCTGGAACTTGACCCGATACACCGCCGAATTGGCTTTAACCTGCTCGGCATACTCCGAAACTTACTCATCAATCATCTGGTATCAAATACCACCGACAACAACTTGGGCAGGGTATACTCCAAGTACGACAGAATGGCAGGATATATAATGGCAACCACAACTCCAAACAACGGATGGCCAGTCCCCACCTCGACAGATTATGTCAAGGACGGCGCAACAGCCATTGAGTCTTTGGGCGATGCTATCGATACAAGCGTAGGCAGTGGCTTACTAGCTTGGCAAACTTGGGCTCCAACATTAGGGACAGGTTGGGCAAACGGAAACGGTGTTTGGGACGCGAAATATTGCAAAATCGGCAAAACCGTTCACGTTCAAGCGTCATTCACATTGGGCTCAACAACTACTAAAGGCTCAAACATGACTTGCAGCTTGCCAGTCAATGCCAGAGTTGCTGCATATCAACCTTTTGGGGCATACGTTGCAAGAGGTAGCATTAACATTTTAGAGGGTGCAATATCTGGAACGAGCTCAGTTAGTATTTATGTTGCTAACGTGGCAGGAACTTACCCAACTGTTGCTTTGATAACAGCAACAGTTCCTTTAACTTGGGCAACTGGCGATGTGCTTTATTTTGCATTTACTTACGAGGCGGCATAATGATTTGGATTTTTACTTGCCCGACAGAGGGTTGTGAAAACAACATCAACCCCGTCTACCTTGTAGACCCGACTAATCCTGTTTTGTGCAGTTTGTGTCACGCCACAGGCGATGCAGTTGAAACAGATCAGCCAGCACCTACGCCGAGCGATCCAATCGAATAAAACTTAACCACAGGGCCATGACACGAAAGGGCAACTCATGGCCTTACCAATTAAGAACGGCAAGATTACAACCGCCTATAAAAAGCCAGGCAAGATGTGGTCGAAGGGTTACCACACAGGCGTTGATTTTGCAGTACCTACCGGCACACCAGTATTGGCAGTAACTGACGGCAAGATTGAAAACGCTTCTTGGGGCAAGTCATACGGCAAACAAGTTGTGCAAAAAGTTGATGGTGGCTGGGTAATTTATGCACACCTAGACAAAGTACGAATCAAGCCTGGACAAATTGCCAAAAAAGGCGAGATTGTTGGCGAAGTTGGATCGACAGGTAACTCAACTGGCCCACACTTACACTTTGAATACCGCGACAAGATCCGTTGGACTGGTGGCAAAGACCTTGATCCGAAGGGAATTTTAGCATCGTGACAAAATACAAAACATTTGCAGTGCGCGTACTAGCACTAATTGCATACGAGGGTCTAGCCACTTTTGGCCTATCCGCTGGTGTTGGTATCGAACCAATCAAGGGCGCGTTAATGGCTGCACTATTGCCATTGGTAGTTGTAATCAGGGAAACCGCTAAAGGTCTCATTGACGATGGAAAACTGTCCGACAAAGAAATGGACGAAGCCATCACAGCTGGAAAAAAGGCGGGAAAATAATGGGCGAGTTATGGAAAGTAGAGTCTGGAAAATCTAAACAAGTAATCAAGCCAAAAACTTGGACATGGGTTAAGTTTCCAAAGCAAGATAAGTTCAATGTGTCTAGCAAGGGTCAATGGGAATGGACAATTGTTTTAAGGGTTGAATACCCAGACGGATTTGCTGGTCGTGTTTTGCGAGGTCGCTTGGCTCGTTACCCCGGCACAAAGCAGCTTGATGAAACTGGTCACGACGATAAGAATGTGCGCGGCTGGGATGGCTTAGTTTTGCATAGTCATTGGTCACATACCATCGACTGCGACCCTTCAATGCCGGTCGGTTTTTGGGTGTGGCATGACGGACACAAAGCAATTACATTGGACGGCAGACAGATTAAGGCCAAGCGCGTATAAATGAACAAATCTTTGAGAGTGGCTTTAGTCGCTTTCATCGTAGGGCTCACGATGCTATTGCACACGCCCAATGCTTTTGCCGAGCAAGCCTTGACGACGGTTACTTGCGCTGATGAACAAGGTCAGCAGATTCAACGTCAGATTGGTTGGGATAACTCAAACGCTTATTTCGCCGATAAAGGGAACATACCCCAGCACTATTGTGAGGGTGGTTTTGCTGGCCCATACACAATCTACATAAGCGATACTTTGCCAATGGATAGCCCTTTGCGATGGTACGCAGGTATTGCGCCAATGCCATCACCCACACCATCACCATCAGTGACCATAGAGCCAACACCAACGCCATCGCTTGAACCCTCGCTCGAACCATCGTCAACTCCTACCCTTCAACCAACGCCAGAACCCACACCATTACTTACGCCAGAGCCAACACAAAATCCAGAGCCTGAACCAACGCCAACACCTACACAACCGAGCCTTGTGCCAGTAGAGCCAGCAGAATTGCCGTCAGAACCGACACCAGTAGAAACACCAGAACCAGAACCAACGCAACAGCCATCGCCAGTTGTAGAAACACCCGAACCAACCGCCGAACCATTGCCAACTCCAATCGAACCAAGCCCTGTGCCAAGCCCGATTCCAAGCCTAGATCCGCAGGTGGTCACTTTGGATGTACCGACACAGCTGATGGCAATCCCGGGTTTTAAGGAATTGGCCAAAAGTGTCGAGGCAATCATGAACATCGGGTCAGACATGACACCCGAGCAAAGAGAAGAATCCCAAGGGGTTGCAGTTGCAGCCGTATTGGTAACACAAATCGCTAGCAGCGTTAGGAGAGTGAAATAATGAAATGGTTCAGAAAGTACGTTGAGGCAATAACTGCGGACACGTACACCTATGTGGGCCTACTTATTGCGTATTTCACCCTTGATGGATCGGCTAAGAAAGTCACAGGGCTGCTGATTATCGTGGGGGTTTTGGTGTGGTTAACAACCCTGCCTTTACGCGATAACGACACGCCAGAGGAATAACTTACACAATGTCAGGTATTGTCATACTATGTCACTAAGGAAAGAGGGCAGATGGAAAAGTATCTAACAGCCAAGGAAGCAGCTGACAAACTAAGGGTGAGCGAACGCACACTCATCAGATGGGAAAAGTCAGGGGCATTGAAACCCAAGCGCATCGGCGGCGTTAAGCGATACAAAGCCAGCGAACTCGAAAAATAGAAAAGGAAAACAGGGCATGGGACTACTAACTTTATTTGGGTTTGGCATTTTCTTTATCATCGGAATACTTGTCGGAGTAGCCGTAGAGAATAATCACCAACAACAAAAGCGCCGTGAGGAATCAATTCGTTATTGGCGATGGGCAAACAGCATTGACAACATCGAAACACAGATGGTCAAGGATGGGTGGAAACTGTAATGGCTGGTTTTGACTTAGAGGCTTACACAACAGTTCAAGATCGCATTAAAGAGTTTTACATCAAGTATCCTGACGGCTCATTGCAATTTGAGTTCAAGGGAATCTTAGAGGGATCGCCGCAGATGATGTGGGGCATCGCTTACGCTTATCGCACACCAGGTGATGAAAGGCCCGGCATCGGCACAGCCGCCGAACTTATCGAGGGCAAGACTCCTTACACCAGAGGCAGTGAACTCCAAAACCTAGAAACATCAGCCTGGGGGCGTTGCCTAGCGGCTTTGGGACTTGGCCTATCCAAGGGCATTGCATCCAAGCAAGAGGTGCAAGCAGCTAAGGATCGTCAAGCACCTGGGCCAGCCAAGCCAAAAGAGGTTGACCCTTGGGCATTAGCAGATGAGCCTGATTTGAGTGTGCCAACCTGCCGTCATGGCGCGATGCGCCGAAAGACTGGCCTAAAGAAAGACGGCACGCCATACGGCGGTTATGTCTGCACAGTAGGCGGCGAGGGTGATCGTTGCGATGCTATTTGGGATCGATCCTAATGTGCGATCATGGCGAACCAAGAGGGGCTAGGTATTGCGCCCTATGTAAGCGCGATGGAATGTCAGCCAAGATTGATGCCATCACACAGGTAAGCGAACACGCTGATGGGACTTGGTGGGCCGCATCCATGCGAGCGATAAACCACTTGGCAAAGACTCGGGACACTTTCACAGCTGACGATGTGCTGGAATTGGTCGAGTCACAGGGCTACAAAACAAAAGAGAACCGAGCGATGGGCGGTGTCATGCGACATGCACAGACCAAGGGAATCATCGAGATCACTGATGTATTTGAGCCAAGCCATAACAAGCGCAAACACGCCAGCCCTACGAGAGTGTGGCGATCCTTGATAGTCCCGGCACAGATGGAGTTGGCAAGTGAGTGAATCAGAGGTCATGCGTTGCGGTTGCGGCGGATGGGTATACATTGGCAAGCCATGCGGCTTTTGCTTGAAATGGAGTAATCGAGGATGAATCAACGTATGCGAGGCGAGGATGGCGAGCCAATGGCTGACATCCTTAGGGACATGATCGAAGTGTTAAAAGTCATTGCAAAAGATTTGGAAATAATTGAGCAAAGAGTTTGGAAGTTAGAGCATGAGTGATGAAGTTTGGGCAAGCATTGAGCGCAAGATCAAGGGACACTATTTAGCAGCTCAAAACCTGCCAGCATCATGTCCACAGTGCGCCAAGATCCTAGAGCCAGTTGATTTTGGTGTAGATCCTGATCTAAACGAGCGACTATGGGTGACACATTGTTGTGGTCAATGGGAAAAATATTTTGAGAAACTTGGCCCAGCAGACTTGGTATAAAACAAACGACACGCGGATGCCAAGAAATAATCCGCGTGCCGTTCATTTAGATGCTAACATCCAGAGCGTTGAACCTCTAGTCAAGAGTATAACTGATGCCCGACCAATCCTCGGGTGAACCGCCGTTAGATGGCGTATCTCGACATGGATTGATCAGCCCATGAAAACAGCAGAAATGCGAGCCTTAGCAGCTGATGTCAACACGAATCGCCTGGCATCGAAACACCCAGCACTAAGGCACACGGCGCGATTGTGCGAAAGCACCCATGACCAACCAAACCTACGCGGTGACGGTGGCGAGTGGCTTGATTCAATGCCATTCCCTGCTCACCTATCGGCTCGGGTGGCAAGTATAAGTTACGATCTAAATTATGAGCAGATGGGTGCAGGTAAAGCACGATGAACTATTGGAGTATGTAGCAATGGTTGAGTATTTAAGGAAAGACCATACGGCACTACAAGAACAGATCAAGGATGCAAAAGAATTAGCAAGCATCATTGAGGCAACATACAAAGAACGCTTAGACAAGCTGACTGATTACATCTTGGACATACATCCAGCCAACTACAAGTACGAGCGAGGATTGATGGATGCGTACAACATTGTGAGTGGGCATGAGCCGAGCGCATAGTCAAGGTACAACAACACAATGGCGCAACCTTAGGGCTGCGTGTTTCAGGGTATGGGGTAGGTCATGTCTAATGTGTGGAGACCGGGCAACCGAGGTGGATCACATCATCGAGTTAGCAGCTGGGGGCAGTAACACCATCGACAACGTGCAACCTTTGTGCAGTCCATGTCACAAGGCCAAGACATCGCGGTTCAACAGCACACGTCAGAGAGCCACAGAGAGCCATAGGGGCGTTTTTTTGCACCGTGTGCCACCCACAGACTCCCTTTCAGGAATCTCTCCCCGATTGCGCCGATTTGATCCACCCACAACCGAAAGGCCTAGGTCATGACCCAAAACAAAACAGAACCGCCAGAGGATAAACCGATGGGCATCTACCTATCACTCAATGCGGCTTTGTCGGTAGCGAATTGGTTAGCCCCAACTGATGTGGCGGCCATGACATTAGCCCGGCGGATCGCTTTAGCATTAGACACGGCCTTTGACATGGGCGATCTTAAAGAGGCCACACCTTTGACGGCTAAATACTTAAACGTATTGCAGCAGTTGCATCTCACAGTCGAAACACGAACACTAGGAAAACAGGGCGAGGAAAATGACGGGACTAACCATGTCGGAGACTATTTACGGCTTATCCAAACCAAGGATAGAAAGCCCAAGCCTAAACCTGCCCAGCGCAGGGCCAGTGGTGGCGGCACTAGCTGACGAGTTAGGCGTACCACTATTACCTTGGCAAAGTCATGTCCTAAATGATGCGCTGAAAATCTTGCCCAATGGCAACTGGGCCAGATCATCGGTTGGCGTACTTGTAGCAAGGCAGAATGGCAAGACCCACATGATGCGGATGCGTATTCTTGCTGGCCTTTACATCTTTGGCGAAAAGAATGCCATCGCTATGTCCCAGACTCGGCAGCTGTCTTTGGACACTTTTAAACAAACCGTTGACATGGCCGAATCTTTGGACTGGATGCGAAAGCGGATCAAGCGAGTTTCCCGGACTAACGGCCAAGAGGAATTGGAAGTCTATTGCCACCATTACCCCAAGTCTTGTGGGGGCAAGTGTGAGCGAATCCGTAAATACTCAATCCGAGCAGCTACAAGCGAAGGGCCACGCGGTAGCACTGCCGACTTGCTTTATGTTGACGAACTTCGCGAAATTGACGAGGCCACATGGGCGGCGGTCACACCGATCACCCGAGCCAGACCCAATGCCCAAGTGTTTTGGACATCCAATGCTGGTGACTTGACGAGCAATGTCTTAAACGAGCAACGCCGCCGCGCTTTGACTTTCGCTAGCGATCGAATGGGTTATTACGAATACAGCGCGCCAGCAGGATCATCGGTTGACGACATCGAAGCCTGGAAAATGGCCAACCCTGCGATGGGTTACACGATCAATGAGCAAAACATTAAGGATGCGGCAACCTTTGACTCACCCGATGCCTTTAAGACCGAGACCCTATGTATGTGGGTGGATGCGATCGACTCGCCTTGGCCAATGCAAGTGTGGAATGAGTGCGAGTCGGATGTGGCCCTAGAGGATGGACTCCCAACATGGATGGCACTAGACCTAAACTTTAACCGCGAACTTGCTTGCCTTGTTACCTTGCAACAGAAAGAAAAGGGTTACGCCGTATTCTTGCACGAATGGAAAAAAGAGGGCGGAATCAACGACCTTGAATTGGCTGGCGAAATCGCCACACTGACTCGCCGCTATCGCCCAAGGGTGCTGGCCTATGATCCAAATACTGCTGGGTACATTGCGCCAAGACTTGCCCAGGCTGGTGTGCCAGTCGCGCCAACGCCTTGGAACTCGGCTAACTTTGCGATCATGTGCGATCAGACAATGAACGCGATGCAGTCGCGGCAGCTGCTACACCCAGCCCAAGAAACTATGCACAGCCACTTGGTCAGTTGCGCTCGCCGCCCGGCATCCGATGGCGGTTGGCGAATTGCTAGACGAGCCGCCCAAGTACCGATCAGTGCGGCAGTTGCTTTGGTCATGGCGGTGGGTCATGCCACCGAACCGCAACAATCTGTGAGTATAGTTAGCGCATAACCCTGCCTTGGGTTCTCATCGAGGCTGGCTGGCTAAACCAGAGGGATCAAGAACCACTAGGACTAGCCAGCCAGTTGATGTGACAACACGCGCAACAACGTGACAAAGCGCGACAAAATTATCCAAAGTCAGTTGCCTATGGTGTAATGACAAAATGGGATTCATAGATTTTTTACTCGGCGCACCGACTGAAAAACCACAGATTGAAGCGCGTGCAGGTATTGCCATTCCGTTTTACCAAGACGCATACTTTACCCCGTTTAACACTTTCAGAGTTGACCGATCAAGCGCGATGCAAGTGCCAGCAGTGGCACGCGCTCGCAACATCATCGCTGGCACAATCTCAACCCTTGGCCTCAATTCATACAACATGATCACTGGCGCAAAGGTCGAGGGTCGCAAGATTCTTGAACAGCCTGATCCAGCCATTCCACTAGCTGTGACTATGGCTTGGACTGTCGAGGATTTGTTATTCCATGGCCGATCATTCTGGCAAGTGCTTGAAGTAAACCCCGAGGATGGCCGACCAACACAGGCTCGCCGAATTGATCCGACACGGGTTACATTCACAACTGATTTGAATACCCAAGAGATCGTCAACGGCTTTTACATCGAGGGCGGCTTGATGCCAGCCACAGGTGTGGGATCGCTAATTATGTTTAGCGGCATTGACGAGGGCATTCTCAACCGAGGTGGCCGCACTATTTCAACAGCCTTGAAGTTGGAGGAAGCCGTACAGCGTATGGCCAGTGAGCCAAACCCAACAATGGTCATCAAGAATAGTGGTGTGGATCTACCGCCAGAGCAAGTGTCAAGCCTACTGGCCCAGTGGAAGCAAGCCCGAGCAACCCGATCAACCGCTTACCTATCAGGCCCGTTGGATGTAACCACCTTTGGCTACGATGCCGGACAAATGCAACTTACTGAATCACGCTTGAACACAGCAGCTGAAATTGCCCGTATGTGCAACATCCCAGCCTGGTACATCAACGCCGAATCAGCCAGCGCGACTTACTCCAACGTAAGCCAGGAACGCCGAAGCCTTGTCGATTTCTCATTGCGCCCATTCATGAGTTGCATCGAGGAACGCTTGACAATGGTAGATGTAACGCCAAGAGGTCAAAAGGTCAGATTTGATCTTGACGATTACTTGCGCGGAAACCCACTTGAACAAATTGAAGTTTTGGGCAAGATGCTTGATTACGGCTTAATTAGCGTAGATGAAGCGCGTGAGGAAATGGATCTCGCACCGAGAGGAAATGAAAATGCAACTTAGTTTTGAGGGTCAGGTTTTAGCAGCCGACACAGAAACCCGAACCATTAAAGGCCTTGTCGTGCCGTTTGCCAAGGTTGGCAACACCTCGGCTGGCCCAGTGCGCTTTGAGTTTGGCGCGTTTGGTGAGATTGACCCAAGCCAAATTGTCTTAAACATGGAACATGACCGCACACGCCCATTGGGTCGCGGTATTGCAGGATCAGAGGAAATTACCCCAGCAGGTATCTCGATGGCGTTCAAGATCGCGCCAACGGGTGCTGGCAATGATGCACTGGTCGAAGCATCCGAGGGATTGCGCCCGGCATTTAGCATTGAGGCCAATGTCGGTGAATACACCATCGAGAAAGGCGTGATGGTCGTATCAGCTGCCAAACTTGAAGCAGTTGCCCATGTAACAAACCCAGCATTTAAGGATGCACAGATTTCCCAAGTCGCAGCCACAGAGGCAGATGAGGAAAACCCAGAAACCACCGAAGCAGAACAACCTGCCGAGGAACAACCACAGGAGAACATCGTGGAAGAAACAACCGCACCAGTGGCAGATGAAGTGACCGCAGCAGCGGTTGTTCATGCCGCAGCACCAGTGGCTTACGCTAAGCCACGTTCACCAATCAACAGCCAAGCCTCGTACTTGGAACACAGCATCAAGGCCAAAATGGGCAACCATGATTCAGCCCAGTATGTTATGGCAGCCGATGACTCATTCAGCACGAACCCAGCGTTCACCCCAGTGCAGTATGTAAACAGCGTTATCGACACCACAATCGGCTCACGCCCAGCCATTGACGCAATCGGTTCACGCGCTATAACAGCCTCCGGGATGGTCATCTCACATCCGAAAATTACAACTGCCGGTACTGTGGCTGACACCAACGAAGGTGCTGGCCCATCAGAGACCGGCATCGTGTCCTCATACGTCAACCTAGATGTAAACAAGTTTGCAGGAATGCAGCGTTACTCCGTAGAACTTTTGGAACGCTCATCCCCAGACTTTTTCCAGGCAATGGTCGACAACATGACACGCGCCTACAACAAGGCAACCGATGCAGCAGTGATCGCAGCTCTAACCGCAGGTGGAACA